ATCCACAAGATTTAATGCTGTAATACCAAATACTCTAAACTAATTATGAACTCCGATAGTGGATTATCAAATGGAACAGGATATATTGGCACGATTTACAGCGTATTTGCAGTAATGATTTCTATGTTGCCTGAGTTAGATATTTGGTTCCGAATCTTGGCTTCTGCTAGTGCGATTATTGCGGCATGGGTTTCGATCTATGTCATGCTCGCAAAGCTGAACAGAGATAAAAGAAAATGAAACTATCGTTAACGATAATCGCGGCGATACTACTTTCCTCCTGCGTAAATATACCGATACCGCCGATTGGAAAAGATCAAGGCAAACTTGGTTCAGTCCAACTCAAATTGGCGGTATCGTATATTCCGCTAGTAAAACCACAGAACAAAACAGAAACAGAGAAAGAACCAAATGTAATATTTGCATTTGAGCAATTCTCTAAAACCATAAAAGACAAATGAAAATCGTAAACATCGTATTGGAACGCTTGTCAGAGAACTCGACATGGAGAGGCATAATCTTGGTAGCCACAGCTTTAGGCGTAAAACTTGACCCAGAGCTTCAGAACCAAATCCTCGCCGCTGGCTTGGGATTGGTCGGCGTCATCAATGTCCTCCGTAAAGGCAAGTGAATAGGGTTGAGATAGAGAATATGCAAGCCCGTATTGGCGTAAAGCCAGACGGGTGGTGGGGGCCGAAGAGTATGGCTGCTCTAAAGAAGCACCTTGCTGCCATGTCTCCTAATCCTCCTATCTCACCAAAGCCTAGCACGAAAGCCTGCACAGAGTTCTTTGGAGAACCGGGGCAAATTGATATTGTCAGAATCAAGCCGCCTTACAAAATGTATCTGTATGATGGGCCAGAGACAATAAGCGGAATTGCCATCCATCCAAAGTGCGCCGAAAGCCTAACGGAAATCCTTGAGGACTTGCTAGACATATACAATACTCCAGAAGCTAGAGACATTGCGGGCATCGACAAGTTCTTCGGAAGTTATGTGAATCGTCCACAGCGCGGAGGATCAGAACCAAGCAAACACGCATGGGCAGCGGCAATTGATCTTGATGCAAGCAACAATGGTCTACACACAGTATGGCCGACAAGATCGCAAATGCCACTACAGGTGATCGAGATATTCGCGCAGCATGGATGGATCAACCTCGGAGCGGTGATTGGAAGGGACTCTATGCATTTCCAATTCACGCAATGAAACAATTTGACTTAGGGAACAATTATCGTTAACGATAAAAGACTATGGGCAACTCCTGCAATGAAACAATTATAGTTGCGTCTTATGCAAGATCAGCAAAGGCGAGTGCCGAAAGCGCAGCGCATTCAGCTTGCTTGGCTCAACAAGCAATTGGCGCATCAGGAGCCACGGGAGCTACAGGGTTCGGGGCCACAGGAGCTACGGGATTAACAGGATCAACAGGCCCGTCTGGTGGGCCAACTGGCGCGACTGGGGCTACAGGCGAGGGCGCGACAGGAGCTACAGGTTTATCTGGAATTAACGGAACTACTGGGGCTACGGGGCTTCGCGGAGCTACTGGCGCAACTGGCCCTACTGGAATTACGGGGGATGATGGAGCGACTGGGGCTACTGGATTCCGAGGCTCTACAGGAGCTACAGGTATTGGAGCCACAGGCCCAATTGGCCCACGGGGGGCTACTGGAATGGTCGGCCCTCGCGGAGCTACTGGATTAACTGGCCCAATTGGAGCAAGCGGTTCTGGAGCTACTGGAGCTACAGGATTAACGGGAGCTACTGGGCCAAGTGGAGGCCCTACAGGAGCAACAGGCGCGACAGGTGGACAAGGTAGCACGGGTGCTACAGGATTAACAGGAGCTACTGGAATTGGTTCTACAGGAGCAACGGGCATTGCGGGAGAACAAGGTGCTACTGGATCAACGGGTAGCACTGGCGCAACAGGTATCCAAGGAAGCACGGGAGCTACTGGCCCTCAAGGTGCAACTGGCGTTATTCCAGCATCCAATGCAGGAAATGTTTGGACATTTACAGGAGATGGATCAACAACCACTTGGACATTGACTGGAAATACAAGCGGAAGTCTTGTATCTGCAAACTACCTTGTAGCCGCTGATGGTGTTCTGCAAGCTCCAGCAAACTATACAATCAACAATGTGTCTCCAAGGACATTAACAATTTCAACTGTGCCAAGTGGAAGTATACTTGTTGTAGTTTCTCTTTCTACAGCATAAAAACACTTGACTAAACCCAAACTATCGTTAACGATAAATATATTATGAGTTGCGGAAATTCCAGAAGTTCTAAATGCAATCCGTGTGGCCCAAGTGAGTCCGCAGTAAATGCTATTGCTGATCGCGCAGCTTACTATGCTCGTATCGCAGTTGAAGCGGCAAACTCTGCTTGCTTTCAATTACAAGAAGATGGCAATCGACGTTGGGCTTATATTGGAGATGGCATTCAAACTATTTTTGATATTCCCGGCGCAGGAACAACAATCTCTGCATCCTATATTGTGGGTATTGATGGAGTCCTTCAAGACCCAGATAACTATACAGTTCAGCAAACCCATCCATCGAACCCTTATACGCTTACTATGTCAGTTCCAGTTCCTGCTGGATCGGAGATTGTAATAGTATCAATCAAAGGAATTACTGGAGCAACTGGCTTAACTGGAGCTACTGGCCCATCTGGTGGCCCTACAGGAGCAACTGGCGCAACTGGACTCGCTTCGCCTGCTGGAGGAGATCGTTGGGCATATACATCTAATGGAAGTACGCTTACTTACAATATAAATGGCGCAATATCCACGATGTCAACTGCATTTTTTGTTGCATTTGATGGTGTCTCGCAAGACCCAAATAACTACACAATAACCGCTGGAAGTCCATATACGATCACATTCTCAACAGCACCAGCAAGCGGAGTTGTTATTGTTATTGTATCACTAAACGGAATTCAAGGTGCAACTGGTTTGACTGGCTCGACAGGCCCAAGCGGTGGCCCAAGTGGAGCAACTGGAGCTACAGGAATATTGCCACCAACAAACTTTGGAAATGCGTGGGCCTATACTGGAGATGGAATCCAAACAGTATTTGCAATTACAGGAGGATTAAGTATACTAGCCCCAGCATACTTGGTTCATGTAGATGGGGTATATCAGAAATCAACTAATTACACGATTGACAATATAATACCAAGAACACTAACATTTTCAACACCTATTCCAAATGGATCAGAAATAACTATAGTATCACTATCGGTAGCTTAACAATTTAAAAACAAACAACCAAAACTAAAATAAAATTATGCCACTAACAAAAGCCACACAAGCAGTAATCGCTCCGAATATCACCACAACGGATACGGCACAGACGATCACTGGAGTCAAGACAATTTCAAACGACACACTTATCAATGGACTTACTGTTGGTAAAGGTGGTGGAAATATTGCAACAAATACTGCAAGCGGACTTCAAGCACTTTTTTCCAACACAACTGGAGTCAACAATACGGCTGTTGGTACAGCCACCCTGTATACCAATAATGGGGATTCTAACACTGCAATGGGTCGATCCGCGCTCGAATCCAACACAACTGGAAGCAGCAATACAGCAAGCGGTCATGAAGCACTCCAAGCCAACACAACTGGAATCAACAACACAGCAATCGGTAGAGACGCACTCCAAGCCAACACAACTGGAGACAACAACACAGCAATGGGTCGATCCGCACTCGACACCAACACAACTGGAGTCAGCAATACTGCAATCGGTAGAGACGCACTCCAAGCCAATACAATTGGAGACAACAATACTGCCAGCGGTAGAAACGCACTCTTCTCCAACACAACTGGATACAACAACACAGCAAGCGGTTTTCAAGCACTCTTCTCCAACACAACTGGATACAACAGCACTGCCAGCGGTTTAAACGCACTCCAATCCAACACAACTGGATATCAAAATACTGCAAGCGGTGCAGGCTCCCTCGGTTCCAACACAACTGGAATCACCAACACAGCAATCGGTGTAAGCGCACTCTTCTCCAACACAATATTTTCAAATATTAGCGGATTTGGATACGATGCTCAAGTAACTGGATCAAACCAAATCCAGCTTGGAGATGCAGCTACTACAACTTACGCATATGGTGCAGTCCAAAATCGTTCTGACATCCGTGATAAAGCTGATATTCGTGACACAACACTTGGTCTTGAGTTCGTAAATGCACTTCGTCCAGTTGATTTCAAGTGGGACTTGCGTGAAGATTATCGTCCAGAAGCACCTAAATCTCCAGAGCAAGATGCCACAGAAGAAGAAAAAGCCGCTTATAAGGTAGCAAAAGACAAATGGCTTGAAGATGTAAAACTTGCTAACATCACTCACGATGGAAGCAAAAAACGCAGCCGCTTCCATCATGGCTTGATCGCTCAAGAAGTAAAAGCGGTTCTTGACGCTAAAGGCATTGATTTTGGTGGATTCCAAGATCACTCTGTAAAAGGTGGAGATGATGTTCTTTCTATCGGTTACGAGGAACTTATTGCTCCAATGCTCAAAGCTATCCAAGAACTCTCTGCTGAAGTTGCAGCATTGAAAGCTAAATAATACTATGAGCCTCTGCACACCTTGTTCTCCTTGTCCACCATGCGATTCCGAATATCCGTTGTTGTGCGAGCCACTTGAAACAACAGCTAATGGGAAACGATTGGTAGTAGAAGACTCTGCTGCCTGTCAGAAGACCATCCAGACTCCAGCAGCACAACAAGTCTTTAAGACTGATGGTGCTGGTAATCTGACTTGGACTAATGGAGCTAACAATACTATCCTAGCTAAATCATCTACTGGGGTTGTTGAGTTTGATAAAGTGCAAACGGCCTACATTGCAGATAGCGCAATAACTACAGCAAAAATAAATGATTTGGCGGTTGTTGATGCAAAGATAGCAAACGCTACAATTTCATACGGAAAACTTAATATTGCTGATGGATCAATACCCGGAACAAAGATTGCTGATGAGGCAATAACAAACGCAAAACTCCGCGACTCCGCTGGTCTTTCTATTATCGGAAGAAGCGCAAACTCAACTGGACAACCAGCCGATATTATTGCTGCTTCAGATGGGCAATTTCTTCGCAGAAGTGGAGGATCAATTGGGTTTGGTGCTATAACAGTAGCCGACCTTCCACAATCAACAGTAGCAAATGCGAAGTTCTACGAATCAGATACAGAATTTGTAATAACAGGAATAATTCCACTTGATAATACAATCCCTCAAAATGGAGAAGGTCAACAGATTATATCGGGAAGCATTACTCCATCAAAAACAACATCTAAAATCATTGGATTTCTTTCATTGAATGGTGATGGAAATACTACTTCTGTATTTGCTGCATTTAGAGATTTGGTAGCAAATGCAATCTCATCAACATGGGTTCAAACTATCTCCTCGTCATCTTTAGTTTCATTTGAATTTGTTGACACGCCAGCAACAACATCTTCTGTTACATACACAATCAGATGTGGGCCGGGACAGTCTGGAACACTTTACATTAATAGAAACAATACTGGATCACTATTGGGTGGTTCAAATAAAATTACGCTAACGCTACTTGAAATTAATCCTAGCTAATGCCAGCAGATGGATCAGTCTTTGATGGTTTTACAAGTATCATAGCGCAAGACGCAGATACTCACCCATCGTATTTGCCTCCAACAATGGTGGCAGAGTCTGTTAATAGAACATTCCGAGGCGGGATAAACAGGACAAGGCCGAGCATCCGTAACATCCCGATTGTCGCGGGAGAAGGACAATCCGAGACTATCGTTAACGATATTCAGAATGGTAATTTTCAAGGTTCATATCCATATCGTGCAACCAACCTCAATACCAACGATGGGATACTTCTGTCAGTATCTGGGGCAATCTACTTCTTGAAGGTAGTAAACAATCTAGCCTACGCTTACAAGATCATCGAAGGCAACGATCCCGGCATGATGCACACATGGTTCGTGCAGGCAGAGGATCGGGTATACATCCAGAACGGGTATCAGAATGCGATTGCGTGGGATGGAGACTTGAGTGTTCCAGCATACAGGCTCAACCCATATCTTAAAAAGATGCCGATTGGGACTATCATGGAATACGCTTTCGGGCGAGTATTCGTAACGGATAGGCTTAATCAAATCTACGCTTCTGACATTATCTACGGGAACGGATTCACCGATACCAAGAATACCGAGAACTTCACAGAGATCGGATACTGGGCAGAGGGTGGTGCGTTCTCCACTCCGTCCATGATGGGGAATATTACTGGCATGAAAGTAATGCCACAGATAGGAACTAACCTCCGCGCCCAAGGTATGCTAGTAGTCTTGACTGCTAACGGAGCATTCGCAATGGATGTCAGCATCCCAAGATCGCAATGGGCATTAACAAATATCCAGACGATCAGTTTGCTTGGTCGCGGATGCGTGTCTCCATATACAGCTTTAGCAAACTCTGAGCTTTGGTTTAGATCGCACGATGGTTGGGCATTCTATTCTAATAGCCAATCTGAATTTGCCAGATACTTCTCGCTTCGTAAACTATCTAGGGAAGTGAACAAGTGGGTATCAAATGATACTCCTTGGTTAAAACAGTTCGCTTCTACGATGTTCTTCGACAACTATCTGATCAGCACAGTAGCACCAGAAACCTATCGAGCGGAAGGAGTAGAAGGACTGAATAGGTATCATCGCGGAATGGTTGTGCTAGACCTTGACCAATCATCTTCACCCTCGCCTGACGCACAGCTTTCTTTTCGCTGGAATGGCATCTGGACAGGCTTTAGGCCAACTCAACTACTCTCTGCATTGATCGCTGGACAGAAAAGAGGATTTGGATTCTCATTCGATAACGACAAAAAGAATCGCTTGTATGAGTTCACAAATACTACGGGAAGTGATTACGGCCCGAATGGAACCAAGCAAATCGAATCCTTCTTTACATCTGGCAGGTATGACTTCGCGCAAAGTGGGGCATCGAATAAGTTCTTGAGGAAGCGAATTACTGGCGGGGAAATGTGGCTATCTGAAATTAAAGGCGAAGTCACAAGCACGGCAGAGTTCAGACCAGATTCCTACCCATGCTGGAGTGAGCTTAAAGTTCCTACGACCTATGGGTGTAATCCATGTTCACCAGCTTTGAAAACTCCATGCAATCCACGGAGGGGTGGAGATACCTATAAGAGATACAAATTTAACTCACCTGACCCGACTGAGTGTAACTCTATTTCTGATATACCTGTTATTGAAGGAAGTGAGTTTCAGCTAAAGATTAACTTGACAGGTACAGCTACCGTGGACAGAGTAAGAATAATGGCAAACATTAAGAATTTGGAAGACTCTCCGATTGGCGACTGCCCAGAAAACGACCAAGAGTGTCCAGACATTAACTGCTGCCCAGAAAGATATTACGACTACTCAATCAATGGATAATCAAGATTCCAGTCCAGCTTTAATTTTTCCGAATGTCCCAATCGACTTTTGTCCTACTGGCAATTGGTCTGAAATCCTTCAAGAGTTCATTGATGTTGTTCTAGTCAATGGAACGATCAATGTCCCCGGCCTCGGTGATGTTAAGCCAGAACAGATCGCTCAAATCCAAGAAGATTTAGCTGACCAGCAGAATCAGATCGATGCCTTGGAAGCACAGGATACAGCTCTTGATCTTCGTATTGATGCTCTTGAAGCTAACCCAGTAGTCAAAGCAAGATACGGAACTATTACTAGCGTTGTTACTGGCGATTCAATTAGAACAGTATCATTCGCGGAACTTCCATCCACAACATATGGGGTATCTATAACTCCTATCTGCAATGCAACAATAGGAACATCTGCTACACCATTGTTCGCTTTGGTTGATGCTAGCAAAACAACCACAGGATTCTCTATCCGCATTGAAAATAACATTTCTCAAATAACAAGTATTGATTGGATGGCAATCCATACTTCTTGAAACTAAACGCCATCACAAAACAAAATAATAATATGACACCACTAAAAGGAACTGATCCTAAACTCGTCAGCGGCGGAGCTTCCACTCGCGGAACCATTCGTGAAGGTATGGGCAATATGCCTAACCTCGGAGCTAAGAAGCCAACTCCCTTCTCTAGCAAGCCTCTCCCTACTGTTGGCAAAATGGTAAACCAGTTCGGCGGCCCCCAGTAATTATCGTTAACGATAATGGGTGACACCCTAAAAGAGATGGCAGAACTCGTTAAGGGTTTTGTCGGAGATAGTGGCGTCTGTTCTGATGAGAGGGCTTACAAAGCAATCAATCAGGCTAGACGCTTGCTATGGAATAAACGCGCATGGACTACTCAAGAAGAGTATGTCCAGATTTGTTGCGTCAATGATTGTTTTACTCTCCCTAACCGATACGAGCAGATTAAACTTGCGTGGATAGGAGATAGACCAGCATCATTGGCTGACGAATGGTTTAATGCTACCGATGCTTCGGCATTGAATGAAAACCAATCCTGCCATCGTTTGATTACGGAGGTAGGAGGAAAGCATGTATTCTTCCGCGACTACACTACTCATCCATATCGTTTAGGAGTCATGCTGGAAAGTGCAGAAGATGTAGGAGTCACTCTTACATTTGAAGTTCAAGACCAGTATGACACATACCATACCATTAAAGTAACTGGGGTTAATCCACCAGACTTGGCGCAATCTGATCTTTTGATCAAGGGAGCTAGGTCGGTATCCAAGCCAGCGACCAAAGGGCGAGTCCGCATCTACGCTTACGATACTGCAATCGAAGCGAAAACTCTCATCTCTGTCTACCAGCCTAATGATATTAACCCATCATTCCGCAGGTTCAAAGCTCCGAGAACTTGCGAGTGCATCACATTGTATGCTTCTAAGAGATACTTTGATTTAGTAGATGACCAAGAGCTAGTAGAGTTCACGCCAGATGCGATGATCTATGCTATCCTTGCTCTGAACTCCAGAGACAACAGGAAAGCGCAAGAGTTCTTGATGAACCTAGACCTTGCTATCAAAGAGCAAGAGAAGGAAATGGAAGGCGAGGAGATTCCAACTGCCGCGCCGCTTCGTATTGCGAACTTTCAACGACCCGAAAATTTAATTGGGAATTATCTTGGCTCACCAAGTGCGGACGACTATTTCTTTCAACCTAGTTGGCCATGACACTTGAAATCCAAGAGAGACAAAAGCTGGAGTTAGTCCCGAATAGGATCAATCCAAATGAATTTATTGGATACCAAAATCCCGATGATCCTATCAATCTTTTGGAGATAGAACTAATCAAGCACGATCCAGTTGATTGTCCAGTCACTCACAAGTTTACTCCGAATCTCTATACTAGGGAAATCTTCATGCCGAAGAATACCCTAGTTACCTCTCTATTACATCTGACAACTCACCCATTCTTTATCTTGCAGGGTGATGTTTCTGTTTGGTATCACGATGTTCCCGTGCAGAGATACAAAGCACCATATAGCGGGATAACCAAAGCAGGAACTCGCAGGTTAATTTACACCCACGAAGATACAATCTGGGCCGCTTGCTTTGTGACTACACTTACCGACCCAGAAGAGATTACCAACACAATAATGGCTAGAGACTTTAATCCATATATTGACAAAGAACACCCAAGACTGCAAGGTTGGCGGTGCGTCAGAACGGAGAATTGATATGCCTTGTTACATAAACATCGAAGATAGATATAATTGCCGATCATTAAAAGCTAGGCAGCAATTTAATGTATTTGCCGCAACAGCAGTAGCTTTGGGAGCAGGAGCAACAACTGCGGCAGCAATTGGCGCAGGCACAGTTGCGGTTGGCGCAGGAGCAATGGCTGCTAGTAGCGCAATGGCAGCAGATAAACAAAAAAAAGCAGCAGGGGCAGCAGCGAGGGCGCAAAACAAACAAACCGCAGAAATGCGAAGACAGGCCGAAGAAATCACTCCAGAGAGAAGGGCGGAAGCAATGGAGGCTTTCCTTCCGGGAGCAGAACAGCAAAGAGCAAAGGCTTCAGAAATAGCAAATCAAATGCTTTCTGGTCAATTGCCAAAAGATGTGCAAGATCAGATAATGAGAAGCATTGCTGAATATGCTGGTGCAGGATTTAATCCATTTACAGCGGGTAGGGCAGGAGGATTCCAAGTTGTCCAAGGTATAGTTCCAAGGCAATTTGAGAAAATCGCTATGGATTATCAAATGAAAGGACAAGAGCTGGCTTTGACATGGCAAGGACTTGCAGGAAACTTTGTAAACCAAGTTGGAACTGAAAGGTTGCAAGCAAACGCACTTGCAAACGAAGCAGCAAATCGCTCTATAGCTACTACCTATGCAGCAAATGCAGCACCTAGCGGTTT